CAACGAAGTTATATCATTGTTATAACAATAAACATTTGTTATGCTGAGAGGATCCCTATCCTTATACCTTTGTTTAAACCATTCCTTAAATGTCATTTCAATATATTACTGATATTAGAAATATATTTTAGCCGTTTTTTAAAATCGGTTATATCATGATATTTTCTGTTAAAATAGAAATTCTTCAAGTTAGGCAAGTATAAAACAGGCATAAAAACTTTTAAATCGTTCAGGTTATTATTAGAATAATATAATCCCTCTAAATTAACCAGGCTCTCTATGCCTTGCAATGAGGTCATATCATTACTATAATAATATAATTTCTTTAAATTAACCAAGCCCTCTATCCCTTTCAAAGAGGTTATTTTATTATAAGAAATATTTAAAACCTCTAAATTAACCAGTACCTCTAACCCCTGCAATGAACTTATTTTATTAGAAGAACAATCAATAGCCGATATGCTGAGAGGATCCCTATCCTTATACCTTTTTTCAAACCATTCTTTAAATGTCATCTCAATGTATTATGAATGTTAAAAGTATATTTTAGCTGATTTTTTAAAAGGAGAAAATTTTCATCTATCCCTGCATAGAAATTCGCCCCATTCATTAATATTATAATTTTGTGACAGCAAAAATTGTAATTTAATACCGTACTAAAAAACTATGATTTTTTGTATAGTTTTTCTTAACACGCTATACTGTAGCGTGATAGGCGAACGGCAACGCCCTCTATCCCATCTTCATCAAAGGCATTGGGGACTGCTTTTATCATAATATTATACGATCCGTTTACGTCAGCATTTATTTTCCTTCTAAACGAAGTTTTAAACAGACCTCTTTTGAGCCTGATTTTTTTTTTGTGATTTTCAGCTTTATACTGTTAAATGAACCGATATTGCATGTGATAAAATACAGTAAAGCAATAGCAATGAAGTCAAACAAAAATACACAAAACTTTCAGATCATGCAAGTCTTTTACTGCCTGAAAATGAAAGAAATTTAAAAATACAATATCATTTAATGAAGTAAAATAGTGGCGAGTTGGCATTGTGACAAACCCGGATGCCAAAATCAATATTATAGAGGCATTTTAATTATCCCATTGGGTATTATAACCTTATTCATCCAATGACTGTCTGTTTGTACATGACCTTTTCTAACCCATTTTACGACAGATTTTTGAAATTCGCTAAACATAAATTCATTTGACAACCTAACAACAAAACCTTCTTGGATACTTGTGTCCACTTTAAAATTTTTAATCATTTTTAAATCGAATTTTCCTCGATATAAAACATTTACGGTTGTTAGCCCAAGCAATTCACAATATTCAATTGTATTATCCCATGATAAACACTTCTTATCATCCCAAATAGAAAATACCATGAAATAACTTGGTAAATTTTCATACCTCAAAGAATGCTGTGCATAAAGGTTTTCACCACAAATTCTAAAATTGTCAGGTATATCATGCTTAATACCCCCCCAAATCCCTTTCACATAATTTCTTGAAGGGTGGTTATTACTATCTAATGAACGTGCGTAAAAGTGGCTGTTCATCATGGTAGTATTCTCGCCATCCATTTTTTCACTAATTATAATTTCCTTGCCCTCGAAATTAGATAAGTCAAACTGTGTTTTATCATCAGAGCCTTTTCCTTCTGACCACTCTAAATGATATGTTCTTGGGTATTTAATTAGCATGATTTTTATTATTTAATCAACGCAGCTAAAAATATTTTTCGGCAGGTGGTTGCCGAATACGAGAACATAAGCAAGACGAAGCTTGCTTCGCTTTATGCGATTGCATCGTAGAATCTCCTGCTTTTTAAACGGGAGAGTACGTCAAATAACGAAAGCTAAAGTTCATTCATAGTTTTAGCATGGATGGAGGTAAGCCGCATTTTGCATTCATTTAAACAACGATGTATAAACTCTGGTTAAAAAGCTTTCTTTCTCGCCTGCTAGTTTCATCTGTTTAAATATGTGAGATACCATTCCGATTTCCCATGCATTGCCTGTCGCCTTTACCGCTTGGTTGTCGCTTATAGCATCACAATAGCCGTCCGGCAAATTCATTAGCCTGCACCTCTCTACTTTAGTATAATACCTAAAAGGCAATTTTTTCTTAAAAGCATTGGGGTACCTTCCTATTGGCATGGCAGTCAAAACAGTGTCTTTCGCCACTGTAGTCAAACAGTTGCTTTTATCCCTGTTAACTGACCTGACTTCAAGGCATTGTGTCATGGGTATATCTTTATTATAATCTTCTCTGTGCCCTTCGGCATTTAACCTACGCCCGACAATAACCCCTTTGTTCAACCTTCTCCCTCTTATGGCGGCGGGCATTTTCATTTCTGTGCTTTCTAATATATCTTCAAGCTTTATCCCGCAATCGCCTGGTTCGGTTATTTTAAAATTAGCCCAATATAGCCTCTCTCTATTTTGAGCAGAAGTCAATGCGCTGTTAAGCTTAACTGGTTCAACGCCTAAATGTTTGCTTATTATGTCCTGATACTCTTTTTTCATTACTACGTTTTCAAGCATCCAATATATGGGCTTTGTTTCTTTTAACAATCTTACAAACTCGAAAAAAAGCTTGCTTCTAGGGTCGTTAAAATTTAATTGCTTTCCGCTAAAACTAAACCCCTGACATGGGCTGCCTCCAATCAGGACATCTATATTGGGCAAATCTTTTCCTCTTATTTTTGTTACGTCTCCAACCTGTATTGTATTTGGATAGTTAAGCATTGCTATTTTAATACAATGCATGTCTATTTCAGACGCAAAATATTTATATACCTTAATCCCTGCAAGCTGCATCGCTATCTGCCCACAAGTGATCCCATCAAATAAAGAAAGAACAGTTATGCCTTCATGTTTTTTAAAACAGTTGGGGCGAGGGAATTGTAATGTAGATGCAAGTCTATTAAATAAAGCCATATAATAAGACAAGTTTATAACGTTAAGCTAAAAAAGGTTGTAGACAAGACAAACAACGTTTGCAATGTTTATGTTCAGAAAGAATTATTCATTTATTTCTCTGAATAGCCGATTTCCAATGTTCTTTCAACTCTTCATCTTCATATTTTATTTCAATATCAGTAAGCTTAGGGGAAAATAACCTGCTGCCACATAATGGGATTTTATTACCATTTCCTAAATGCCTCGATTTGCCACTAAGAGAATCAACGGTAAAAACGATAGCTGGGCACATATCAATGATATTGTTAGGAAGGTGAAAAGATTCATTAAAAATTCAGAAATGCATCGGGGTATCTCGGACTTCGAATAAGCTGTTCACAAAATCTTTCGCATCTTTATACCCATACCAGTCGCCCCATCCATATTCTTTAGTAAAGAATTGATACTTATGTGTTATCAACTTTTTACTGGCGAATAATATGAGGTACTGCCTCCATTTGCTTTTATGTAAAATAGCATCATAATGATTGAAATTTTCAACTACCGATAAGTCAAGCTGATAAGGGGCGACAATATTATTTTTGAACAATTCGCCATATTCGGTTGACAAGTTTTTATTCCATACCAACGTGCGAAGGTTATCTACAACACATTGCATAACTGTTGGTATTTCGATTGTGCCCATTAACCTTTCGGTGGCACTGCCTTCAGCTAAAGATTGTGCATCGTCATTGCGGCTACACAATATCAACATGCTATTTTCGTCTGGCTGAAAGAGCTTGCCTTCTTCGCTTATCCCATAAGAATAAACTATTTCATTTTTTAAATAGAGGGTTTCGCCTTGTGCTTCTTCTTGGATTATCCTATTAAAAAACCTGTTTATTTTTATTTTATCCATCTTTTTTAATATAAATATTAATTCTTTAATTTGGCATCAACTTGTTTTTTTATTTCTCCTGTACTGTCTAATATATCAAATTGTAATATGTGAAGGCCTCCCTCATGTTCCAACATCAACCTAAATGAAGAATTCATTACAGATACCCTATAAAGGTTAGGAAAATCGACTTCGTAAGAATAAGTATATCCACCCCCTAAAGCATATCTTATCTTTCTACCTACGAATTGTGTTATTACATCTTTTTCTGACTGAATAAACGCTTGATAAGGTATTTTATTTGCAGCGTTGGCTTCATCTGGCTTGTCTGGGCTATCATAATCAATTAGATAAAGCGACTCTACAAGAGTATCGCTGCCAGATTGATAAAATTGTACAGTCCTTACTATCCTCCCTTCTTCAAAAGGGATAGTGACGTTTACTGCATGTAGTTCTACCTCTTGGGCGTTAATAAAAAATGGAGAAAAAAATACAAATAATATTAGCTTTTTCATATGATATATTTTTTAAGAATTTTAATTTGTTTGATGTCAAAAACCACATAATTAGTGGCTGGGGCGTAAGAAGAAAAAACACCGTCTTTTGCATCTTTTATGTTTTTCATGACGATGCCATCCAAATCTTCATATAAGCTGCTAAAACCGCGCTGTTACATTTCTTCTTCAAGAAATTCGTCTAATTGATATTGTTTTTTAGTGAACTACCCATTTGCTAAAGACAAATGGGCTTCGGGTTTCACGGACTTGTGCTTCTTTACAGAAGTCTTATTTGAGTCTCCACCCGTGTTTTCGACAGTTCCTGCCGAGTTTAATATTTTTAATCCCTCTTTAAGAATGTTCTTTGCAGCGTTTAAATAAATATTCAATTCTCTAGCCCCAAAAGGATCAGCGTATTTTCCCTTTTTGAATTGGCCCTTTGATATACGGTTTCTACCTCCGAATCCTCTACTATCCAAAACCATGCGTTAACGTCGTGCGGCGTGTTTATCCTCCAATTCCTCCCCATTGCCTGCTCATGTTCCCCATTATTCCAATTTGGGCTGTTCACTATAGTATGGTGTGCTTCCGGTATGTTATGGGCCGTGCCAAGCGTTTGGATATTCCCAATTATAATATTATAGTCAGCCGATTTTTTAAACTCGCTGACAATTTCATGGTTTTCTTTTTTCCTCCATCTGCTTTTCTTTTCTGCATGTACCCATACTGCATATCCAGCCAGCTTTTGGCAAAGGAGCTCGAATTCTTCTTTAAAGTGCGTAAAGATAATAATTTTTTCTTTCTTTTTTGCCTTTTGTATAGCAAAATTAACAGTATGTGGTACTGCTACTTTAGACAAAAACTCTCGAAGCTTGACAAACATCGGCAAGCTTTCATTGATGTTTCCATATCTTTCCTTGTCAGAATATTGTTCTTTCAACTGCTTTTTATAGCTTTCGTATTCGCTATGCTCGAAAGAAGACATTTCTGTTGTTAATTCATGTATTCGTTTTACTGGAAAATTTGGTATGTCTTTATTTGTCCTGCACAAGAAAGAATATTTGATCCGTTGCGCTAACTCTGGCGTATTAGAGTTATAGATATTTAGCCCGTTGCCGTCTTTAGACAAACCAGTTGCAACAAAAGTAGTATTGTTTCGCTTCATTAGTACGCCATTGCAATAATCCAGCTTAAACCTGTCCAGCCTTTCTTTAAAAGAATTAAAACCATACTTCCAAAGCGGTATCAACGTGCCTATTTCGACATTCATAATAGAGCACATATCCATAAAATGTTCGTTGTTTTCGAATGGGGAGGCGGACAGGCCGAATACATATTTAACATAAGGCTTGTTAAACAGTTGGTTTCCTCGTCTGCTTTTTGTAGCCGAACTATTTCGCAAATTGTGGCATTCGTCTGCAATGACACATTCATATCTTTTCTCAAGCAAATTTATTGCTGCCCCTTTTTTACAATACTTGTCCAGCGACTCGTAATTCAATATGTCGTACTGAGCCGCCTCGTTATACTTAATCTTTCTTGTCCCGCCTAATACATTTGCTTCAAATCCGTTTTCATTTACCAAGTCCTGCCATTTCTTTTTATCGTCTTTAATAGTAATTATCAGAGTTTTTCTGCTGCTTGTTACGACTGAAGCATAAAAAGC